CGGCGAGTTTAGCCTGTAGCATAGCTTCCATTTTAGTCTTAATTTCTTTCATTGTAACACCTTTGTTTATATAGAAATTTAACATCAGGCTAAGATTGCCGTAATTAGAAACATTATTGTTTATATATAATAAGTTTTCAACTTATTAGTAAATTAAAATATATAATAATATATATTTATATGGCTTTTAAATCAACGATTTCATCTTTTCAGTGAATGAAACTACATCAATATTTTTATTTTCACTAATATTTTCAGTTTTCATTCTAGAAGGTGAGACCATTTGGTTAACATTTCCATCATTATCTACAGTATATCCTTCTACATAAGCATCAGGAGCACTTGGTTGGTGGACTACATCAACACCTACTGTTAATTTAAAACCTTCTTGGACTTCATTAATACCATTAACTGATTTAACTCGTCCTAAACCTCTTGATGAAACACCTGGAATCCAGCCGCCTTCAATAAGTGATTTAACTATTTTGCCATTAGGAGTATCTAAAACTCTAGCACGTCCCATCACGTTATTGTCTTCAAACCATAATTCTTCAATTATGATAGCAGCTTCACGTGGATCAGGAGTTGATCTACTAGGGTGATTAAGTTCACCTAAGGCTTGATTTGTATTTACTTGAGAATTTATATATTCATTTACTGCATGTTCTAATACGGCTTTTGGGTAAATTCTTCCATTACCATTAACCTTTTCAGCTTGCATAAAAACACCTGATATATAAGTACCTTTTACGCCATTAGCACTTTCGTCAATGCGTATATTATTAGTATTTATATTAGAACTTTTACCGGCTGGATTGAAAGGTAAGCCCCAATTTTCTATCAATAGTTGAACGTTATCAGACATAGTTATAACCCCATTGATTTGCGTTTTTTCATTGCTTTAGCAGTTTTCTTTTTCTGTTTACGTTGGCCGGCAACATCTTTCTTTTTAGTTCTAGCGGCTTTACGTGCTGTTTTTTTACGTTCGGCTTTAGACATACCTGTAGTTTGATTTGCCTTTTTAGCTCTAGTTTTAGCATCTTGTTTTTTAGTACGAGTACCATCAGATGAAACAGTAGTAATAAGCTTTTCAGATAAAATGTGTTCAATAATTTCTTCGTCTTTCATATTATATCACCTTGAATTTATTGTAAATCTTTACTAGTTACATATACGTCGGTTTCGCTATCATAGTATAGATCGGTTTTACCGTCGTATTCATATCTCACACCATCTTTATATATAACATCAGATTTTTTTTCTTCCATTTCTTCATCTTCATCTTCATCATCGGCATCAGTATCGGTTGAAGGGCCTTTATCTTTGGCATCTTCACGGTCTACGTCTTTATCATTTTTTTTATCAGTTTCTTTTCCAATAATATCGGCTTCTTCAGATAAATCGAATTCGGCTTTAATATTTTTTTCCATTTCTTTAATTAGCTCTTTAACACGAGAGTTAACTTCTTCAGTGAATAGAGTATTAAATTCCGTTAGGTTGCCTTTTTCGACAATTGATCTCATTAATTTGTTTGACATAGTAGTGTTTCCTTATTAATATTTATATCGTGGATTATTTTTAGAATCCATCATCAACTATTTTGATGTCGCCGGCGGCAATTTCAGATTTAATTTGTTTACGCTCATGAGCTATTTCTTCTTCAGTCATTTCTAGTATATTCATATATATATACTCTTTACTAAAGTATGAACCGCAATATTCGTCTGCGTCTCTTAATAGACTTAATTTATTTTGGAATGATTCTAACCTTTTAGATTCTTCAACATAAGAGTCTTTATTAAATTTTATTTTAATATATTCACGGTTTATCTTCCATTCTGCTTTAGTAATTATTTTTTTAACAATTACTTGATGCTGTAAAGGGTCTAGCAATACAGGTTCAAATTTTACTTGTAGCCTTCTGATAAATTTGGTAAAATTAAGTTCATCTCTATCCATTTCTGTAATATTATTACCAAACATAACAGGTGATGAATTATCTTGAGCAACTCGTGATTTTGGCAAACGCATTGCTTTATATAATTTTCGGTTAAAGTATTCAATATCTTCAATTTCACCCAAATTTTGACCACTTGGTAAAGTAGTTACTTCAGTGCCTTTAGAGCCATCACGTCTTGGAAGATAAATGTCTTCCATCATTGACATAGCAGCGGTAGTATTTTTAACTTTACCAGAAGAAGAATCGTATACTATACGGTTTTTCATATTTGCCATAATGTCATTAACATATTGTTTAGCTTTAGAGTTAGGTAAACCACCTACATCAACATAAAAAACTCGACGTTCTGGAGCTCTAGCAAGACGGTATATAACTAGAGCATCTTCTAACATTTTCAGTTGATTTGTTACTTTAATAGCTCTATGCAAATAACCAATAACGTGTTTTTGTGGCGTTCCATCAACTATTCCAGATGGAACATAAGTTATTGATTCTTTAGGTAGTTGTAGTGATTGTGAGCCAATCATTGTACCATGAGAATAGTTACTATCAGAGTCAGCACCTGGAGTATATTTATAGAATTCATTATATCCTAAAAATATAGAGTTTCCACCTTCATCCTTTTTTAATATTTCCCTAAAGAGTTGCATATTAATAGGGTCAATAACTCTTAATTCAGTTAATTCTTTAGATCTCGAATCAATAATTTTATGAATATACATTCTAGAGTCTATATACCATTTTTTAAAAAGGTATGAACCAAAGTTTCTAAAATTGTATAGTTTTAAAACGTAGTCAAATTCATCTTGAATTTTTTCTTTAATAGATTCGCTAAAATTAGTATATTCTAAGTCTAGTGTTACAGCTGATTTATTATCTTCTTCAACAATAGATTCATCAACAATTTGTTGGATTGCATCATCAACTTCATGATATTCAGCAATAGACCTATAAGTGTTAATAAGGTGTTTTGTTGATTCAATTGATAAACCGTAGTCGTCAGCATATCTGGCATAACTAGCTGTACCATGTGGTGAATCTGCGTCCACGATTATATTTGCCGCACCTGAATAGTCTTCCGGTGGAGCAAATGATGTCTTTGGATTTTTAAGTCTTAATTTGGTATCTTTTTCTGCATTTTTTTGCCAGAAATGTAACCAATCATATAAACCAGCCATTATTTATTTCCTCTTACATTATCTATTGCATATATTTATATTGCTATTAACTATATATAAGAGACAATATTAGCGCCTAAGCGCTAATAAGTTATTATTAAACAAGTTTTTCAACATAGTCGATTGAGAAAGTAACTTCGAACGTCATTAGTTCGTCATTAGAATCCCAGTCAAAAGTAACTTCGCCAACACTAGTAGGCCAAATTTGTTTAATATCATATTCTGATGTTTTAACACCATTACGGTCAAACTGTGTAACTAATGCATTGTTTTTGTATACATCAGGAGTTTGTCCAGTAATTTCAGTTCCAGTACCTACTGTATCTGATTGCCATTGTACAAAATCTTCACGTGAAACGTGACCATCATCATTGTATACAGTAACAGTCCATTCATCGTAAGTACGATCACCGGCTATTTTTACTTTACGGTTTTGGTAACCAAGTTCAATAACACCAACAGTCGCTGCAGGAATACTTGTTGCTTTACAGCGGAATTTAAAGTTTTTATCCAATGTAGGAATATTTACTTCAAATAAATTACCACGTGCAAAATCACCTGAGTTAAAAGCTGACGTAATACCATTTATATCTAATGCCATTTGACATATCCTCTATTTTTATATTCTTAGTACAATAATAAAAGGTACTAAGAATATATTCCGTTCCCTTTATTATGTTTAATATTTTTAAATTAATTCGTCTAAGTTCAAACCAGAATCGGTTGCTACGAAGTTCAATGTAATGAAGTTAATAGAACGTGGTGGTTTAACATAAACTGTACCAACAAACTGGTTAGAATCAATAACTTGTGCCGTATTATTAGTTTCATCACAGATTGTTCTAAAGTTAATAACACCACCTAGTGATTTAATATTATTTAGATAAGAATCAGTTTCAGATTTCCAACTTGCGCGTGTAAATTGATCATTGTTCTCGAATAACTTATATTGTGCATTATCGCCAATAGATTTTTCAATTAAGTTAAACAATCTACGTACATTGATACGGCTAAATGGTGTTGGTACACTTATAGCAGTTTTATCACCATATAGAATAGTACCACGTCCAGAGAAACTAACAATTGGGTTAATTTGTGCTTCATACAAAGAATCCCGTTGTGATTGTTTAGTATCAAAAGCTAATCTTGAGACATTGTATATTTGACCACGGTTAAAACCAGCAGGAGAATCCCATGAATAAGCAATTTGGTCAGTATAAACACAAAGACCAGCAACATCACCAGAGAATGGAACCCAACGTTTAATATCATTAAAGCGGTCATACTGGAATTTAGTATTACCTAAAATAGTAGCAAATGATGTATTAAAGTTTATAGTATTTGCAACTGGGTTACCATCGTTATCAACACCAGTACGCCATTCAACTAAGTTTGCTACAGCAACATCGTTAGATTTGTTAACTAGCATATCAATAGGTGGATCAATAATTGCTAATGTATCAGCACGACCCGCTGCAAGTGACATAATATCATTACATACAATAGTATGTTCAGATGTGCCTAGAGCTGCAGAACCTCCACTCATTAGTAGGTTAACATAAATTACATCAGGGTCAGAGAAATAATCCCAGCCTTCAACGAATTCTGAAGCAGAAATTAAGTTATCTACACCGCCACCTAGTTTGTAAGATGCTGATTTATTAATAAAGTTTGCAGATGATGCAAAAATATAATTACTGTTTCCATTTGCAAAATATGTATCCATGTATATGGATGC